GCACCATAGTTGCCGGTGGCTGATGCTGCACTATAGTAGCCGGTGGCTGTCTTACCCTCCTTCCACTTGCATTTCTCAAACGTAAACTTAACGGCTGCGTCTACAAGACTCTTAATACTTAGTTCAGCTCCTATGTGGATTTTTGAGCAAGCAATTTTCGTATCATCCGTATCTACGTCCATATCGCCAGTCCCCTCAACCTCGTGAAACTTATTCATACCAACTGTGGCAGGTGGATAGTAACCGAACACGTCCAACGGATGGAGGCAGAAGTGAAATCCGTTACCGCAAGCCGTTATATCGCCTGTTTCTTCATAGTCCTTACCTTCTTCGTATTGGAAATTCCTACATGTCATATCGGGGTTAAAACCTTTGTAGCCTTTGATTTTGACAAACTCCTTTGGCAGGGTAACGTTATCCGGCAAGTTTGCTCTAAGTACCATGTACGCCATGTAGCTGGCATCAAATCCGGCTATCCCGGTGCCAATGGCAGTGAGAAGAAATTCCTTTTCCGGATGCTCGTTAGCGTAATTCCCGAAGTTTCCTAAAAATACGACCAGCTCTTCTTCAGTTACTTTCTGCATATCCTTGCCCAGCGTAGGGATAGCATAGGACTGACCTTGTATCCCTTTTGCCTTTCCCATAATTGCGCCAAATTTCTCAACTGCCAATCTAGCTGCACCTCCGGCGTGATTGCCGTTCATATTGCTTCCAAAAACGAATATTTGATTCTCTTTCAGTTCCTGAATATTCTCAGGTGTTAATTCTCTTTTCATGATTCCTGTTTGTTTCTGAGTTTGATTAATCCTTTTTTCTCACATTTTACCAAGAGAGGCATATCATCATCACTAATCCTGCATCTTGTCTCCCGATTGACCGACATGTAACACGGAAGATTAAACCTGTCAACTATCGCCTTAATCGCTTCCCTGTTCCTGGTTTGCCAATAGATCGTCACTGCTGATGACCTGTTACCTGTACGCTCCATGCTCTTACGTCATTATACCATTTACCCTGATGTTCTCTTGCTACAACGTTAAACTTCACCGTCACATCATCACCAATCGACAGAGGAGTGCTAATCGGTCCATCAGAGCTGAATATTGAGAACTTCATATTCTTTCCGTATTGGAACATCTCTGTGACGATATACTCATGGCATTCCCAATCCTTACCATCCTTCACACCTGTTCTCTTTCCCAGGTCTGCCGTAATTCTTCCTTTTATTTCGCAATTCATTTTTTATCCTCCTTATTTTTTTTACTGCCTTCTTAAGTCGTCCCGACTACCCTTCGGGCAGTATAGGACAAGTTGCCGTAAATTGTTAAATTTATATCTTTTTATTCGTAATTAATTGATTTCCAATATTTTATATCCGCACCTTATGGTGCTTTTTGTAAATCATGTAAAATATTGATTATCAATTAGTTATCTTCTTTTCTTAATTGGTGTAATCGACCCTGATTGGAATCCCGCAAGCAATTTTTCCTTGAATTCTGCTTCAAGCGGACCTATTTCTTCGATGTACTTATCCTTTTCGTTGTGCCAATTGTTGGCAAACACGCGGATGGTTTCCCATTGCTTCTTCGTCAACTTTCCTGTCTGGAACAACGCCTTATATCTTTCCTTATATCGAGTGACGCCAATCCTCTGAATTTCCCTGGCTTTATCCAGTTGGGACAGCTTTACGCCCTTTGCCGGCTGCAATTCCCTGACGAACTGCATCTCCGACCAATCCTTGTAAAAGATCCGTCCGATTTTGTTCAGGGACGCATTATCAAGGAGTTCCGCCAACGGTATTGACTGGTGCTTATACACGGTCTCGATACGTAAGATATTGGCACCCACATTCCGTCCCTTTTCCCCGGCTTCAAAACTCTTGTCGTAGATTTTGAGAACCTTGCGGTAATACTTGCTCTTCTCCGTAGTTTTTTGCCGGAATTCCGGGTAATTGGCATCGTTCCACAACACCCGACCGGCGGCTTCCTCCACCTGTCTGATGTATGCATCTGCCGGCATGGACATCTTCATTGTCACCCCTATCTCATAGTATGTCACTATTACATTCTCCATCTTCGCGCATAGCCTTAAGAGCAACTCATTGATCGTCCGTCCGGCATGGCTGAAGGTCATCGGGCGGCTGTTGTCCAGCTTGCCCGATTTCCCCCTGCTGTATAACTTGTGGATAGAGCACTTACACTTTAATGTATCACCCCGAATCTCGATGAAACAACCATCGAAATTCGCATAAGCCGTAGACTTGTAATAGATCTCATCGCCTTCGGTACACTGTTCCAGGTAGTTTTTAAGGACAATGGTATCTATATCGGCTGTGTCTATCTTTGCTTTGAAAATCATTTTGTCAAACATGCCAAGCTCAAGTTTCTTTCTTTCAATATCTTCTTATATCTTGACCGATAATCGGCAATCAATATCCGGAATTCAGCTTCGGAATACTTCATATAATCATTCTTCATCGATTCGAGCAACAATACCTTCTGTTCGCCATACTTTTTAATCAGCCCTCTTCGGTATCCCTGTATATTGCCTTCGTCAAACCGGTTACAGCTTCTGCATTGAGCGTTGCAATTCATCTCATTGTACCTTGTACTCATGTGCTGACGATTGATGTAATGACCACAGTCAGCTTGACTTATCGGCTTAATCAACCCGCATGATATGCAACGGAATACGGTTGTCCCCGGTATCATATCGCGAAGCCTGATATATCGGGAAAATTCGGTATCTGCGGTCCTCTTGAGAGATGCATTATTTGTTTTTTTGAGCATTTCTAAATCTATGTTTGATTATTTTTACAAATTGAGAGAGATTACGGAATCTGATTGCGTGGCTATACCACTCTTCACTACTTGCCTTATAAGGATACTTTTCAGCTTCCGGCACCCATTCCTTGTCCGCCAGCAGCGCAATGACAGCCAGGTATTCCTTACCGGCATTCCAAAATATTGCAAGGTCTCCGATTTCAGGAGGGGACTCGGTTTCCCCGGTCAAATCCAATACAAACTCCTTGTTATTGCCTTCAAACAAGATAACTATCTTGTCATTCTCCTGCTCCACGGATACTCGTGTGCATCCGGTAGGAATGGGTATTTCTCTTAATTTCATAATTATTTGCTTTAATGGCTCCCGGATAGGCAATCAAGCCACACCGGGATAAAATGAGTAACCTATATGGCATTCAGTTTGAATGCGTGGGCGGTACGAGACTTGAACTCGCGACCTATAGCTTTGCCGAAGAAAAAAACTTAACTACCAAATATCATGAAAAGAGATTAAAAACACACAACTCTTCGATAACTGCCATCGCTCTACCCCTGAGCTAACCGCCCTTGTGCCGCTTCGCCCTCACAGGTTAGACGGCTAAACCTAAACTAAAACTTATCGTAATTCATCCTTGGATGTACCATCGGAATGGATAATTATATTTTTAAACCGGGTAACCTCTATCTTCAGTATCTTCCAATCGCCTATAGTTCCTTTCATTCGCTCTGTGATGAGCTCTTTAGCCTGAGACACGTTATCGGCAGGCACTATGTGGTTATATCTGCAAATCTTCACCTTGCCTTTCGGGGTGATATCCGATATGCCGATAACGACCTTCCACCACTGTTCCTTGTCAAAACCGGATACTTCTTCAATGACTTCCCGTTTCAAGGTCATGACCTTAGCTTCTCCATACAGCGGGAAGCAATGCTTAACCAATACATTCTCGGCTTCCGTGAAGCCCATGGCGTCAACCAGGTAAGTATCACTTACCTTTTTCCTCTTACCATTAGGCAAGATTGAAATACCTCTTACCACGCCTGTAAACCATTCTTTCATAACGTTACTGTTTAATATTCAAAACTATTCCCTATGCTATCCCAATGGGCACGGTTCCTGATGTACTCATCCACCAATTGACCATCAGAGGGATTGCCTAACTCTTTCTTCAATGCCTGATATACATCGTCAGGCATGTTGTAGATAACCTGTTCGTCATGGTCACACTTGCCGGCAACGCCCAGCAGAATCACGGCTGCTATTATCCACAGTATCTGTTTCGTTATCTTGTTCATCATCTTGATTTAATCGTATATGCTTTTTTAATTTTTCGTCCATTTTGCCCCTTTCTACTCCGACCAAAAACTCTTCCAGCTTCCTAATCGGGTCCTGGCATGAAACAAACATATCAGGACTCATCTCATCTTCATAGGTTTTTAGCCCATTCACAAGAACCGATCTTCTTACTGACTTTAAACGCGAACAGCCTTCTTTAACAGCCTCGCTTTCATAGCATATACTTATCGATATATTCGTCACCTTCTTCATAGTCGTAATCTATCAGCATTACCTCTAGCTTTCATTACTTTTCTCCTCAGTAAGTCCAACTTCCTTGCGTGATTAATACGAGCGCAATTCAATTTGGCTACCTTTTCGTAAAAATTCCCAATATCATTCGACAACTCTTCTTCCAGGGAAGAAACCAACTTGCGGGCTTCCTGCTCTTCCGCCATGGCTAACGCCAACTTTCCTACTGCCATACCTCATTAAGATTTATTGGAAAATAATTTTAACGCCATCTCCACATCTACTACAATCGTTCTGCCTGATTGGGAAACAGCCCTCTTTATTGGCCCGTTCTTTAATTTTCGGGCGGTGGAATCTGACACGTGGAATAACTCCTTAATTCCTTTCAAACCATATACTAATCGCTTCTCTGATTTAGATTGCGTGGAAACCACAGGTGTAATCTTTGGAACCATGCTTTCAAAGAGTTCTTTCAGCTCCCCTACGGTTAGATCTATCAACCTGGTATCATCGCTTATCCGTCTCTCAATTGGTATCATAATTTACCCTCCTTGATCCAGTTATAGATAGAATCCACGCGATAGATAAAGTCTGAATCGGTAACACCGGCTGACAACATCTTAACGATCTCCTTCCTCAACTCAATATCATTACTACTTCTTTGAGAATTTTCTTCTGATGCAATTTTTACCGCTTCATATTCTTTCGGTTTACTTACACAAATCTCTTTGAAATTTGCGATATAAAAACTATCTATCATAAACCGTACAAGGCCTATCTCGCTACTCTCAAATATATCCACAAATTCATGAGGGATTCTATCAGATATTATGGCATTAAGCCCATTATCCAATTTTACCTCATACGTTCCATCAGGACGCTGTTTCAATGTCAATACATATCTCTTTTCCATTTTCTTAAAAAGAAAAGCCCTCGCTGTTCTCAGCATAATTGGTGTTTGGCTGATACTTAGCAAGAGCTTTATTTATGTCCTAATTTACGGTAAACACCACTAAACCGTATCGTCTATTTTTTAATCTGATTTTTAGGATATTAAAAATGTCTGCACTATATTTGCAGCGGATTTGGATTGGATAGTACGGCAAACAGTCGTACAGCCATTTTTATACCCTTTTGCAACCGCTTGTTGATTGGTTACGGATGCAAAGTTAAATGAATATGTATACATAACAAACGTTTTTGAATAAAAGTTTCGTTGTATTTGTTTATTTAGATTAATTTTAAATAGCATTATGGAAGAAGAATTAAGGTCTCGATTTAAAGAGGTATTGAATTTTTATAATTCTAATATCAACCAATTGGCTAACGGAGAAAGCTCTACACAAGTCCGATTGTCTCGTCAAATTAATAAGGGTGCATCTATTACTTATGATACAATAGTCATCCTTCTTGAAGCCTTCCCGAAAGTGTCTGCCGAATGGTTACTACGAGGTAAAGGAGAGATGATTGTAGCCTCATCGCAAGAGTCGACTGAAAAAGTTAATACTGAAGGTCTCTTTGGCGATGTATTGTTAGAATTTATTAGGGTTGTAAATAAAAGACTGAGCAGCATAGACAATAATACGGCCTCAGCTGTAGACAAGTTACAAGGCCTTACAGAGATTCTTTCCGAGTTAAGAAAGACTGCTTAATTTATGGAATAATTAAACAATGCATATGTATTATACGTTTATTATGATACTTAAATACTAATATCTAAATAATGAACGTATCAATAGACGACTTAAAAAAACTAATGGCTGAGCTTAAAGAAGAATCATACAGCCAAGATGAACACATTAAGAAAAAATATACACATCTCACTCTTATTATATGTAATGGTCGTAAGACTTCTAAGAAATATTTCAATTTAAAAAAATATTATCAAGATCATCAATTATGAAAAATGTTTTAATTGCATTATTACTGTTATTGATTTCTACTGCTTCTTATTCGCAAACAATAGCTTTTGACAAAGCCGAACAAGATGGTTCTCGCAAGGTTGGTTCTACAGAATTGTTTGTTCGTAATGGATTTACAGACAAATCACCATTTTATTATAGAATAATTACAATCTCTCGCCAAAAAACAGTTCAATACTTTCTTGATATACATATCAATGGCGATGTACCTTACAGTTTAAAAGAAGGCTCACTGCTTCTTATCAAGACTTCCACAAACAAAATCCTTGAAAGTAAAAATATAATTCCAGAATACAAGACATTCGACATTCCTCACAATAACATATATGGACGTTATCCCTTTAACGAATCTGAAATTACTGAAATTATAAAAGGAATTGTAAAAATTAGAGTTGAAGCCCCTTTAAAGACAATAGACATAGAATATTCGTCAAAAAAAACAAAACAAATATCCAAAGGGTTAACAGAAAGATATAATGATATAAAAAAATCCCTTTTTATAAAAAAAGATATTAGAAGTAATTTTTGAAACCAAAAATACACATTATCATGGAAAGTTTTTTAACCATTGTATTAATATTCGCAGCATTATTACAAATAATGATGATTGTAAAGTTTTTCCAAATAGCCGAAGACGTAAGAGAAATTAAAGGTTATTTGAAAGGAAAACTAACAGACTTGCCCTATTCACAAGAGGCTAAATTCCAGCAAGCAAAAGAAGAAGAGAAGTCCGAACGTCCTGAATTTACTTGGAAGTCCTTAATTGCACTAATATTCTTATTATCTATAATTGCGTTTTTGCTATATCTATACTATTAACTAATTATCAATCATGAACATCAAACGAACAACTACCTTTCTCCTGGACAAGGAGAAAGGCAAGCCCGATTCCAAACTCCGATATAGGATTAAGTGGAACGGTAACACAGTAGCCTTTAATATCGGCTATCGAGTAGACAACAACAAGTGGGTAGCTGAAGCCCAGCGATGCAAGGTAAACACTACCCATGGGAAGAAAAAGGTACCGGCATCGACCATCAATGCCGAGATAAACCGATTCGAGGAGCTGATTAATGACGCCTTCTTCTTTTTCGAGCAAACCGAGCATATACCCTCCACAGATGAGTTTCGGAATGAGGTCAATAAAAGGAACGGGAGAATCGTAGAAAAAGAAGAAAAAACTATCTTCGATTACTATATGCAATTCATTACGGAGCAGGGTAAAGAAAACAGCTGGTCCGAGAATACATATAAGAGGCACAAAACCACAATGAACCACTTAAAGAAGTTTGCCCCCAATCTTACCTTTGCAGACCTCACACACGAAGGATTATCCCAGCTCGTTGACTACTTGATGAACGTAGAGATAGATGATGAAGTCGGAATGAAGAACCGTACCGCGAAGAAGTATATCAATCTGACCAAATGGTTCCTCAGATGGGCAGCAGACAAAGGGATTAATAAAGAACTTGCATTTATGACATTCAAAGAAAAACTGAAAACGATTCCGTCAAAGGTGATATACCTCGAATGGGACGAATTAATTAGAGTGTACAACTCATCATTCCCGGATGAGCCTCATCTTGAAGTCGCAAAAGACGTATTCTGTTTCCAGTGCTTTACCTCCCTGCGATATTCTGATGTGAAGAACCTTAAGAAAGCTGACGTTTTCGACGGGTATATTACCACCACAACGATTAAGACAGATGAACCGCTAAAGATAGAGCTTAATAAGTACTCTAAAACCATATTGGACAAATACAAGGACATAAAGGGTATCTATGCGCTTCCTGTTCCTGTCAACCAACGGATGAATAAATACATAAAAGAAGTATGTGCAGTTTGCGAAGTCAATGAACCGGTGTGTATAACCTATTACAAGGGTTCGGAAAGAATAGATGAGATACACCCCAAACACGAATTAATCGGCACACATTGCGGAAGGAAAACCTTTATATGCAATGCGCTCATGCTAGGCATCGCGCCTAATATTGTGATGAAATGGACAGGCCACAGAGATTACAAGTCCATGAAACCCTATATTGACATAGCAGACAAAGTAAAACAGGAAGCTATGACTCTCTTTAATCGTTAGTCCCTATTTTAGTCCCCATATCGGTTAAATAGTTGATATTCAATATCAATTGTACACCCGATGAGAACTAATTAATAGCTCCCGTTTTGCGTTTTATCGCATAATACGCTGTTTTAAAGTACCGTGAAGCGGATTTATATTTATCACAGCGTTTTTATTCAATCTTATCCCTTACTAAACAGTCCCTATTTTAGTCCCCGATTTCATCAAACCGGGGACTTTCCCCAATCTATTTATCCTCTATAAAATCAACCCTGCAACCCAGCGCATGCCCAATCTTTGCAAGGATATCCCTACACCTACTTCCTGGCGTCATACATTGCAGCCATATACACCCATATCTTGCCTTGCGGAGCGTCTTCGTCGGCAAAGTAAAACCTATGGGCACCCTTGAGGATCTGAGCATCATCACAGACCATACACATATCGGCGTAAAATGAGTTAAACGCGACATACTTATCCCACTTGGTTGTACCCGAAGGGAAAGACATTCCCCTTGCAGCTTCCTCTATCTGATCGGCAGTCCAATGGGCACCGGTTCTCTTCTCACCGGACGGTCCTGTATAACGTATACCCTCTACGTCCATTTCGGCAAAATTCCTATCGTAGTGGTTGCCGTACAGTATGGAGTGCTGCTTGCGCATAAAACGCCAGTATTCGTCCGGATGCTCATCCCTGAGGATACACAGCATATCACTCAATGTGTCCACGCTCTGCCACATTGCCTTGTCGGAGGCTACACCGTTAGCCTTGGCATCCCTAATCATATCCTTATATTCCATGTTGTTAATATTATAGATTATCAATCTGTTTTGTTTTCTCGGAGCACTTGTGCCTTTTTGTTAGGCAAAGAAGTCTTTTGATATATCAAATTATCACAGCAAACGTTTGTTTTTGCTTTCAATATGTCATTCCATCATCAGCTTCTTAAACTCTATCAAGTCGGCATCTGTTATCCTGATAGCCCCTGTATTGCCAAACAGGATATTCGATACCGGATTATCGGGAAGAGCAATGCGGATATTTCCCTTACCTATAGTTCCACGGATAAAGCCTTTCCCGAACGGCATCTCATCCATCTCGCGAAACATTACTATGAGGTCATTAAACAGCATATCCGCATCAATATTGCCGTTTTCGTCACACAAAAACAAAGAGGCATTGTCAATCATTGTATTCAAGCTGTCTCTTTCCTTGGCGATATAGTTTTTTGCACCCCTCTTCAGGTACACCGAAGCGACCTTCAGCTTCGGGTTAGCCTCAACAAGCGTGTCAATCCTGTCATCAACCCACAACAATAGCGAATCAGCCATCTTGTCCTTAACTTCTGTTATACTTTTCTTTGCTTCCATCATTTTTTTGATTTAGATTGAGGTTTCCCATTCTTCCAGTCGATAAACTCCTGCCATGTCATATCACTATGTTCCGTCACGTACTCCCGGAACAAGGCATCACGCCTGGCGGTCTCTTCCTTGGCTGTTTTCGATGTCCGCCTTACAAATGATAGCTGCTGCTCCAATATAGCCTTACCTTCGGCAGATGCCTCTATCCTGCCCTTGACCAGCAGAAGCAGTTCGGCATTAACCATCTCCTGTATAGCCATGCTGTTATCGTAATATTCCTTGTTGTTGCTCAGGATGCCGCGCTCCTGATCGTTGAGAGATGATACAATACGGTCTATCTCATCCCAAACAGGAGTTGCGGTATGCTGTACGGGCTGCGTCTTGGGGAACTGCTGCAAAGCCTGTAGCTTCTGCTGGTACATCTCATTTTCCTGCGCCAACTGTTCCAGGTTACGCCCGGATGTAAGTAGAGGGTCATTTTCAAACATATTCATTATTTTTTTGTCAGTGGTTAATAAAGAAAGTGGTATGCCCCCGAAGGGACTTACCACTAACGTTTCTTACGTCTTACGCGTTTGGTGCGGTTGACTGCGGGCGGCAGTTGCATCCGTAAGGGTTCGCCCCTTCCAGCACGCTGACTGTCGGGGTTGAAGGCAAACCCACCACACCATAGATTGCACGGCATGTCTTGCGGTCCGTATAGCACATACTTTCCTTCAGGACACTATCCATGCCCATTTGAATAATCTTGTTCTGGTACAGGTTGGCAACTTCCATTCCGTATACCTTCTTGTCCAGCTCACAGAACTTGGCGGAGTAACGTTCATTGAGTGTGTCGTAAAGGTCACGCTGTCCCTTGTACAGTCCGAATGCGGCTGTGTTCAGCTTGTCATTCATGTTATCGTACAGATCACGGGAAACCTTGTAATTTCCGAAGTCACCGTCTACCTGTGACTTGTAGAGCTGCCATTTCTCGTTAATGTCTATCTCGCGATGTGCGTACATCTGCTCCTGAGTGTTGACTTTAAGCCCCCAAATGGTATTGGTCAAACTCAAAGCTTCCTCACATCCCTTCTCCCACGCCTGGAATGCCGTAGGAGCCACGCCCGAACGTCCGGCAATGGCATCGCTGACCGTATTGATGTTTACATTTTCCGGCATACCGCCACCGCCAAAAATGCGACCTCCGCGACCCCATAATGCGGCTGCACCCAGAGCCGTACCGATAATACCGGTAGTCAATGCTGCGTTACCCACGCCCTTAGAAGCATATTCCTTACGATCTTCGCCATGGACATACTCCTTTTCTTTAATTACTTGTTTTACTTCTGCTTCCATATAACTTGTATTTTGTATTGCAGCCCTTCGTTGGGCTACATGCAAAGAAAGCCATAAATCAGCGGCAAATGAAATACTTGCTTGCGATATACTTGCTGATTACTTGCCAATTGCTTGCCACAATCCACTTGCTTAATTTTGCCCTGTTGGAGCGGATATAAGATACACCCTGCCTGGTCCTGTGTATGACCCTGCCAATTTCCTCATCGGTCATCATCCTGGATAACGCCATTACAAGGAGATATCGGGCATCGGCACACTCTTCGCGGTTGCTGTGCAATATGTCAGCCTCATCAATACCTGTAACATTACATACCATAATTATGATATCCTGATATAATTCCTCTATTCTCATCGATACTTTTTTTAAAGATTGGAAAACAAAACACCCAAAACCTTGTTACAACTTAAGAAAGCCGTAAACAATGCCTTGGGTGTTCATCTCCTGTCGACTGTCAATCATTAAGGAGGACGGCTTTCTTTTCATTCTAAGCCGTAAAAGAACTGCTTTTGTTTCTACTACGCTTCTACTCGTAGTATTGCGAGAATAATTCCCGATATGATGTCTTATTTCATTTCACCCTCCCTTCTGATAAAGATTAATAATTCCGTCACGGCCAATACCGGTAATCTTCCTATGATAAATTATACGTCCGCTGTCCAGCTCTTCCTGCTTGATTTCAAACCACGCCAAATTCGCATAACCGGCACAAGGGACCCATGTTCCGTTTACCTTATACTGTACTTTCTCGCTCTCAAGCCATCTGTTCAACTCAGCAGCCGAACGCATACCTATTTCTTTTGCGACTTCCGTAGCCGTATAGGTTTTGTTTGTATGGGTCAGGATGGCTATATGCTGCTCTGCATCCCTTCTCTTGGATTGCTCATCCTTGAGTTGCATCGCCAAACGTATAATGGTATCCGGATTGCTCAATACCTCTTCTATCTTATCAGGTGTAAGATAACCGCCATGTTTGCGGATAGAAGGAAGGACTTCGCCACATACCCAATCCTGGAAAGGTTCGGCTTGTGGCTTGTCTGAGCGCATAATCGTTTTATAGAGGTTCTTTTCGCTCATATATATAAGCTGCTGTACACCTCCATTTGTAGGGGTGTCAATCAAACTTACACCCTTTGCATCTAACCTCTGTTTGGTCATACCTGTATGTAAATCAAGTATCCTACAAATATCCGCAAGGCAGAATAACGGTTCTTCACTGGTCCCGGCTACTCTCACTTCGCCAAAAACCTCATTCTTGAAAATCTGAATATCGTCCATATTATACATTTTACCAAATTCTATAACTTAATCCAACCACGACAGCCGGTGATAGCCCATCCTTGCCAAATCCATAGCCGGCAGTGATTGACATACCCCATCTACGAGGTTTTATTTTCATCACATGATGGATATCATTAGTAACCGTGACAGTTTTAGGATATACCTTCAGACTGTCCAAGTTCGGGTTGTAACCACTGACATAAGCCGTATAGTTACTGTCCCGGTATATCTTCTGCTCGACAGGGAGCACCGTATCACCTACATGGATAGTATCGCCCGTGTGCCAGCAAATCAAGGGAGTAGGAAGGTAGTAGGGGACCGTATCCCTTCTTATCACAAGGCTTGAACTGAATACCGTATCCGTTCTTGCCTCTATAACTGCTTCGGGGGATGGCTTTGCGAACCATCCTAAACCGAAAGCGAGTACAATCAGTAATATGTAAGGAAGCCATTTCATTTCAATTTGGTTTTAGCTTGCAACATTAACATACAACCCTACCAAGCTGCTTAAGTCATGGGTCAATGACTGACCGCTGTCCCTTGTGCAGATATACAATACATCATTCTGAGTATAGTACTTGTTCTTGAATATCTCCATAGGAGGTGTATAGGGTATAGGGTCATCCTTGGTGCCTGATGCGGTCTCTACAACCACTTCGTAGAGTGCTGCCGTAGCCATGCCGGGATATTGGCTCTCCAAAACCATAGGGATATCTTGCCGGACCTTATACAGGTGTTCCTTGTAATTAACCTTCATCCCCTTGGATAAGGATTCGTCTATATATTCCGCCCAATCGGGGTACAGCGATTTAACCTTTAAAGATTCGCTGTCTGTCAGGCTCAATGTCTGTATCTGTTTTTTAGCGGATTCCACCATGTTTTGTGCGGATGCAGCCAATATGTAATCAGCACTATAAGGTTGCGGTTCGTGATTCCATTCTTCCGATTCCATGATTTGTACAAATTCGGGGTCATCCATTCTGTAGGTGGGGAATGAGTCCCTTGGGAAGAGGTTAACGAATTCTTCATGCAGCACTACTTTCGTGCCATCTGCGTTGCTTCGCATTGTCGGCAGAGCCAACAATCCATGTTGGGTCAGCCATTCTATCGTAACGATTGTATATCTCATTGTCCAATTATATTAGTTAATACGTAATCAATTAATTCTTGCTCTGTGAATCCGTCTGCCTCTGTTGGTATGGAGTCAAAGGCTATGGAGTTGTAAAAAGCGATTTTGGAGAAACAATCCCTAGTGTTTACGTCTTCCCAAAAGAAAGAAGGAGCTTTACTTGTCTCAGGCTTAACGTTAGCGTTTACAGTCGTAATTGTATGTTTCACCCCAAACAATTCATTATACTTAATAGACTTGTTTAATACTCCGTTAATATAAGTTACACCACTTGGATTTCCTGCATAAGCAATATTATTATTACCCATTGTAAAGATATAGAATGGATCGATATTTATCGGGTCCTTCCTTTGTGAGTAGTACATTTTAGAAATGTTAAAGTCCCCTATCGGATTAACCGTCATAAACAGCATCTTCACTCCACTACTCAGACCCTCTACCAATCCGTAATCATCTACACCATCTGTCACTAATGCACCGGGATATTCGGGTATCTGAGTAATGGTGATGTCTGTAGAGTAGGGTTGATCGGAGATAACAGATATATAATTATATCCAACTTTACCTTGATTAGTATCTAATTCTATATAATTATCTCCATTATGTAACTCAACTCTATTGTCGCATGCAGTATATTGGGCAACATAAACTTTATTATCGTCTAATATCCCTTCAACATGCCATTTGCAATAGATTATTCTTTCAACCACGTTTTTAGCTCTATAATACCCGAATTTGACCCAATCTTGTGCCGGTTTCCCTTTAATTTGTCTGCCATTTATATGGTCGAATCTAATATCAATTGCACCATTTACGTTAACAAACGCCTCATTCTTATACCCATCTACACCACTCATTTCAGCAAACAAGAAGTTATTTAACTTCATCCTTCTTCCTTTACCCGACAAGTCCTGCAAGTAAGCAGACTCCTTCAATGTTTCGTTGGTCGCACCTTGCTTCTTTACGTCATAGTAGAAAACAACATGCTCCCTTATCCATTGAGGGATAGGGGAAGGCTTGGAACCACCGCCACCCGAACGGATTTCGCCAATGTGATTCAGTGCGATTGTATTCAACCGCACCGAATTTAAAGATATTGTGTTAACCCTCATGTCACTCCAAAATTAATGCCTTGACAGGCTTAACATTGCACTGAATCTTGATATGCTGCTCACCAATAATACCTTCGATGTTCTTCTGCCAAACCGACCCGACATTGTAATCGACTTCAAACGCCACCCAACTCTCACCGTCCAAACTCTGATACAATACCACCTTGGACGGATGTGTATCGAATACCAATTGCAAGCCAAATGTAGACGCAGCAGGCTGAAACTTATACTCCTGATTTGAACCGGATGCTGCAAAATTGCCGGTTATATCCTTTAATGCCATAATTGTAGATTTAATTGTTAAACGATTTCAATTGTAATACTTTCGCCTCTTCTCTGTGCATCCTCTATCAGCACATTGAGCTTATCGGAGGTATATCGGGATTCGGTCAATCGCCCGACTTCCGTATTCCTTCCGACAAGTATGCAGCCGGCAGAGTCATCGGCAGTATTCCCCGGATGTATCAAGATTCCTTCAAAGGCAGGGACGTTAAGCAATCGTGGCAGGTTTCTGCCAAACTTGGGAGACCAGTTATATACCACTTTATATTCTCCGTAAGGGATGGCGGTTTTGCCATATACCTTCTTTTCATTGCTCAAATCGCGGACGGTGTCTTCCAATGTGTTACAGAAAAACTTTCCGTCTACGAACAGTCTGCCCACCGTATAAGCGGGTTTCTTCCATAATCTTTCTACTCTTAATTTCATTTCTTTTCCTCCTTAATTACTTCTTTAATATCTTCTTTGTCGACTTTTAATGTCTTGCCGAAAATCAGCCTGAACGCTTCGACAATATTCAGCTCGATTCCCTTCGGCTTAAGTATGTTGCTGATAATCGAGCACATTTCCAAAAAACACACCATCAGGCAGGAATACATATCAATGTCGTAACGGCTGCCCGATGCCTTGTTTATCATAACCACCATAAAAACAAAGCTAAAGTATGTAACCATCTTGCCCATGGTTCGCCTTACCGCCCGACTGAACCGGACCTGTTCGCCCATTATGATACTCTTTCTCAGCCCGCAGGCTAAATCACATATAATCACGGCAGCAGACACTATCAGCCACGGAATCATGTGTTCTATGCTCTCCTGAACGAATGCGGTAGCTATTCCTGCCAATCCTCCGGCTACGCTCTTATCGATGCCATCTCTAACTATTGCACTAATCATTTGTCGGATTAATTTTTAATGTTATATTTGCAAAACCTTGTTAACCGGAACGCGAAAGCTAATCTTGATTCCCTGCCCGCCTGAGAAGGTATGCAGGGAGTTTTTTTACACTATAAACATTCTGCCAATCTCCGCCAATACGGTGATGCCATTAACCTTGATTTCACCATCTTCATTCCTGCCGATTGCAAACTCCTTATCCGTAGGGATAACTTCCGCAATGGAAACCAAATCATCCTCTGTGAGTGCCCTTTCGCTGACTGTATAGTCATTGTCTGCCGAAGCGCATTCTCTTGCCTCTTCAAACTCGCGCATCAATGTTTTTTTCATATCAACATAAGAGAGGTATTCCTCACTCTGCTTAATCGACTCAAGTTCCTGTTTTTCTTCGCTGCTTATGTTTTCTTTCTTCTCCAACTCATTCACCCGTGGAAAGGCTTGAGCGTCATAGCCTTCGGGTTTCAGCTTGGCATAGATACCGCGCATATCCTCGTTAAAGCTCTCCATTACCCTTTCGTAGGCTACGAGATTCAAGATTATCTTCACTTTCGTTTTATTGGCAAGTGGCGCACCCTCATCCGATTTCAGAGGCACGAGTTGCAAAAAACTCATTTTTCTGATGATTTCATTGATTTTCATTTTGCACCTCCTTCCTTGGGAATGGAAGACAATATGCTTCTAAGCATACTCTCTATATCTTCGATGGGAGCTTTCATGCCTACTGTCATGGTAAACCCTGTGGGCATGATAGAGGCTGTGCCGACATAAGAATCTCCATCCAATACGATATATTGGATATCATTTGTTGTGTTGTTTGAGACCTCGCCATTTTCATAAAGCCTTGTAATACTTTCTTTTTTTCGTATCAGTTCCATATCTGTATAATTTAATGATTAGTATATTATGGGTTAGGGTTCAAAGCCAAAGGATAAGCCTTCTTCGTGTACTTTCCGTTGGATAGTGTAACATATACATAGTACTCTTGCAAGAAATTCATCAAATCAAATTGACCCGATATCACAACCGGATTGTCCAGAGTCAAATCCTTGTCTCCTAAAGATTTTTGCTGCTCACCTGCCTGGAACGGGTCGGTCACGTCACTCGTTATGAATCGCAGACTAATCCAATTGTTGCGAAGTGTCATATTGCCATTGGTAGCCTTTAACTTGAGTTCCCACTTGACAGCCGTATTCAGACCTGTCATTGGATGCGTCACATACTCTGCATTCAGATTGATTACCAAACCACCCGCTTCTTCTTCCGATACATACTTAACCCTGCCGGGAGAGCAGTTCATAACGGGCAGGAACAAGTTAACCGAATCCAAGTCATAGATGCTATCAATCTTATTCATGCAGAGAAACGGATATACATCATAATATTGACCTAGTGTCAGACCCCTGGCAGGCATTTCCAATGACACACCCGGCTTCACATTCGCCAGTTTCCTTACGATTCTGTTGGACGAGTCAACCAACATCGCCCCAAACCACCATGTTTCAAGGTTAGTTCCGAAATCTATATCAGACAACGTTATAGAGCCGGGTCCTGACTTGTCCACATCGGTAATGTTGATTCCAACCGAACATGATATGGTTCCGGATTGGGATACTTTGGAATCGCACTGAAATGCGAATATGGGTGCCCATGCATTATGCTTGTACAACAGAAAATCCGCCAACCTGTACGGACTCCCACTTCCTCCCCAAGGTCTCTCATAGGTATATCCGTTCATCTTGTCTTCCGTATACAGCTTGGGGATTTCCTCATAAGACGCTACAGGGGGTGGCTTAATGCCGCAATTCTTCATCGAGCCTTTCCACCACGCCCCTTCACCGTCAGATGGCATGCTCCTGTCAGGAGCAGCAGAAGCAATATGGACAGGCTTACATCTTGACCACATATTAATCTCATGGCTCGTGCACAACCCGCTCACATTCGTTGCAGACGTCCCAAGAACGGAAGCAACGTCACTCCTCAGATTAACAGGAGACGTAATTACGTTATTCGAATTAGCCATATCAATAGAGCAGTAACAGGGTTATATAAGTCGAGATAAAGGCACACATCTCCATCCAAAACACAGGCTTCTTGAACTTAAGGCATGCCAATACGATTACACCGCCAAGGAAGGTTATAAGAGGGACGTACCAAAAACTCATCAACACTTGCCATACAAGAGAGGCAAGCGCGCAGATTCCCGCGCTTACATAATGGATATTGCGGTTATAATCCTCCTTGAACAAGGGAGCCGAGCCGACAAATGCCAATGATACACTTGCGATGAACGCCAGGAATTGGTATTCTTCCTTGCTGGCTTCGATAAACGATGCAACCAGCAGGGAAGATTCGGCAAGGCAGAAGAGCGTGAACAGCCAACCCCTCTTTCCAAGCCGATAGTATGTGTCACTGATACTTGCAGGGATGCCATACATCCCGACTGTATATCCGATATAGGATACAAACAGAACAATCGAAACAATCAATAATGTAACCATAGTTTTTAATTTATAAATTTACGTTTCAAATCATCAATCTCTTTGTGCAGCTCAATTATCTGAGCCTGCAATACTGCCGTATATTGGGCATAGTTCACGGACAGGTAGTGTTCTTCCGTGCTGCCTTTAGACACCAGCTCAGGATACAATTCTATCATGTCCTGTGCGATAAACCCTATGCCTTCCTTTCCATCCTTGATATAGCTGACAGGGGTAATGAACCCTCTGTTCCGTAGCGGTTTTATGTTTGATTTTAAACGGATGTCAGAATAAGCGGTAATCTCACCGCTTGCAAGTATATTACCGTTTGCAGTAAATGAACCTGTTGCCATTGAATACCAAGCACCATCCTGACTACCACCATCCTTTAACTGTAATTCTCCAGGTCTAAGAAGGAACTGTGCCCAAGCTACATTGGGAATATGGAACAGCACTTTTGGAAAGGTCCCGACACTATTACCACCATTAATTTGCATAGTGTAACTACAGTTAATAGTGCCAATCGAATATAAGTCACCACTAATATCGTTAGTCCCATCAAATCTTTGACCCCAAAGACTTCTAGCCGTCTGTAATTGGGTAGCACTACCAGCGTTACCACTGATACTAGCACTACTAGTAATAAATCCTGCGCCATTAGTTAACTGATTAGTGTTATTGGGTATAGCTACACTGACTGCTGCGCTGCCATTAAAAGATTTGGATTGATAACCTGTAAAGGTTAATGTATTCTTCAGAGCGGTAGGGTACGCAGGAAGAGAGATCACCCCATCGGATACATTATAAGGAGTCGTGCCCAGCTTTACCTGCTTGGCATATACACTGCCCAAGTCCGGTATGTGGGAAAAATGGATTCTCTTGGACGTGTCAGACTTGGCAAGCTCATCCCACATGGCATCTATATCCAAACCGCCACCGCCTTTTTTATTCGTCCACTTGTTTTTGATTGAGTCGTAGGTCAATACCTGTCCTTCCGATAGAGGAGTAACCAGGTCTACATCGTCCAGCATACCCAATGAGGTTGCACCACTTCCACCACCGGTTGTCGAACCAAACGCAGCAAGGTCTCCCGTAGCGTAGAAATTAACCATAGACCCATCATCCTTCTCTACATATACGGCATTATTGGCTGCGTCATATTTCAGCATGGCATTACCGATTTGGACATGCCCGGTTACGGCAAGATTTCCCGATATCGTCCCACCTGTTAAAGGCAGGTACTTCCCTGCAATGACATCATCTTTCAGATCCGACAGTTTGGTCGGATAGGCAGGAAGGGAGATAACACCCTTATCCGGACCATAAGAAACCTCTCCTAACTTTATCAGGCTTATATATTTATCTCCTAAATCCGGTATGTGGGAAATGTCTATTTTTTTAGATATGTCCGATTTTCCCAGCTCTTCCCACATGGCTCTCGTGTCAATGCCTCCGGCACCCTTCTTGTTGGTCCATCTTCCTTTTTGCGCGTCATAAGTCAACACGTCCCCGTCCGGAATCGGCATCACCAAATCAACGTCTTCCAGCATGTGCAGCGTAGTGGCACCACCTCCACCGCCGGAAGAGCCCCCTTTCCCAAACACGGATATCTCGCCCACCGAAAAGAAATTAGTTTTTGCGCCAATGCTTGTCAATTTTTCAGGATCATCAGGATCATCATAGTGCAACTCGAATGCAGAGTTCCATACTGACTTATCCAGCTTTCCCGATATGTCAACAGGAGCCGAGAAACCCCCTCCAGCAGAAGGCGCAGAAGCTCCACTCCCGCCACGCGGTATTACTCTTGATATGATCTTAATCTCAGCCATTTTCTACCATCGATAATTGAATATTATTCCGCTCATAGTCCCATACACCGCTTAGCAGCATGAATCTCTTACTAACCGCTGATTTGTCATACAACCGGGTAAACGGATGAATAGAACCATCGTTTTTTATCACCTGCGTTAACTTGATTTGGGTTGCCTTATAACGGTTAATCACCCTTCGGATGAAGGCTTCTTCGGGTCTGACAAGTTTGTCCTCGATGACGGAATACAGGTTATCCGTCAAGAAGTCATTTCCCAACAGTGCCTTGCTATAGGAAGCCCCGTCCGCATTATAAGAGCTTATGCCGAACTCAACTTCGTCAAGTTCGGACATGAACTTATCGTTGACCACGTTTTCATACAAGCGGTCTCCGTCTTCGCCTTCATCAATGATCCCGTCTTTCTTCTTGTAGTCAAACCGGAAGTCCTTCAAAATGGCACCGTATGCGATAAAACCGACTTCCTGAGCGACCCTCTGCCTGCGACAGTACATCGTGAATTCCAATTCCCCGATAATCGGTACGTCCGATGGAAGAGTGATGATGTGCCCGGACAGTCCGCTATATGGCATATCGGGCGTTTTCGTGCTCTTCACATTCGCCCAGTTCTTGATATTGTCCGTTTCGAAAACGATTTCAAACCGGACGAATGAAGATTGCCATCCACTGCCGTTCCAATACTTATCCCCGATCTTAAGGGAGCATGCGTAAGGGATATTGGCAGATATATTCATGTCACCGTCATAGATATAGTTCATGCGGCTGTCGGAAGGGAAACGCATGCTTCCCGATATACCGATGGCACCGTCCTTCCAGACCGCATTAGGACCCCTCATCGTAAAGGCAGGCAGGGTTTCCTTCTGATATTCGTCAAAAACCATCACGCCATCTACCGTAGCAGACCGCATCTGGATACTGTCAGCCCAATTATAATCCCCCGGCGGGTCTCCGCCACCGGTGAACAACGCTTCCTTCATCAGGACAGCCCCGAATATGTTATCGTTAATATTAGTACTCAGTATGGTTTCATGGCGGTTCTGATCGTAGTAATACATCTTCCATTCCTTCGGTTTCAGAAACCTCTTGATGTCATACTTATCCTTATCGCTATAACTCGAACCGCCCGCCCATTCCAGGTAATCGTAATCCTCATTAACCACCAAGTCTTCAAACACATTGTTGACAGCTTTGACCGTAACCTTATTATAACCGGGCAAAACGTCAATGGTGTTGTCGCTGCCGGCGAAGCCGATATCCTGCAATGTGGCATCATTCACCGACACCATTGTATAAGATGTCAATGCCTCATTATACTTCCGATACTGACCGGTATAGTCCGCATCGATAATATACAGGCTGCCTTCGTAATCATACAGCGTCCACGAAAAGAACTGCATGAGGTAGGTCAATACTTCATCCAGCATCAATTCATCTGAGGTGAAGTTCTCTTCCGCGAATCTGAGTTTATCCAATACGTTCTCGCCCGAAGAGTAAGCAGCGGAGGAAGACGCATATACATAAGGGATATATACGGACTCATAGCCGCCATGGGCGGAAGATATAAGGTATCTTAGCAACTCCATTGCGGTGATGAATCCCGACTCTGTCTGCTGCTCATACTTAATGTTTTCAAGTGTGGCTATGGCACTGACGCAGTCAACGCTTATGTTGTCAATGGTTGGCAGATAGGGTTGTGTAAACTGTTCCGGAGTGATATATCCTGTCCATGCCAACACGCCATTCTTATATAACTTTACCGGAGCATACTGACTATTTACGCTAAACAGATCCAGTAACAAATTCTTATCAAGAATATTAATCGTAGCGGTTGACGTGCGGACAGGTTGGTAAATAAAACCTTCATCATCCCCCGTCACGACAAAAGCAGATGGTGCGCCACGCAACTCTGATACAGTGCCGGAATATCCATCTATATATATTCTTACCTCATAAGAATTGTTGCGAAAATCTTTAAAAGGTATTGTGTATCTCTGTCCCATATTACCATTTTATGTTCTCTGATTTCATGTAATTCCGAATAGCTATATACATAGCCTTCCCTCGCACCTTGATCTCTCCATCTACCTTTACATTTCCACCCGAATTACCGCTGTTAATCATTTGGAACAATCTCCCTTGCTGAGATTGATTCAATATCATCTCTCCACTGTTAACACGAGCAATCATCTTGTCTCCAAAGAAGGATGAGCCTCCAATAATACCACCATCCGCGAATTTGGGAAGCGAACTAAAAATCCCGGCAATTGTACTAACTACCGTAGCTATTGCTGCCAAATTAGCCGGAAAAGGTAATGCAGCTGCATTTGCCACACCGTTGGCCACAGCCAACGAATTCAAAGAAATAATCATCTGCGCTATAGATGAAAAGGTTTCGGTAATAAAACCAACTGTCTGATTGCCTGATGCCTGAGCTATAGAGTTAACACCTTCCATCGCATATCCTATTCCCTGGATGGTTTTAGTATATTCTTCCGCTTTTTTTATCTGAGCATCCTTTAAAGGGTCCTGTATTTCGTCTACAATATCTATCTTGTCCAAATCAACCTCGATGGGAACGATTTTTATCTTCTCTCCTGACTCTATCTTCTTCCGTAAGGCATTGTGCAAGCCTTTGGCCTCTTCATTCGCCCAGTTCTCTGCGTTGAATGAAGCCATTCGAAAATCCGTAGATTCACTCTTTGCCCTTATATGCTTTTTATCCCCTGTTTCACCGGTATATACCTTATATCCCTCCAAGCTAGCCACCGCAACAAACCCTTTTATCGCTTTGTTTGCGTTGTTAAATTCGTTAGCGGTCTCATTGTACTCCCTGCTAATCGAATTTAAGGCTGATGATGTTTTTTGGTACTCCGAAGCCATGGCAGCAATATTACTCAACTCTTCATCCTTGTATTTATTGAGCATTGCGTTAACTATGATAGTCTCTTTATATATATTGTCCAATTCAGCCAATTCCTTATCAATCCCCTCAATTCTAGCCTCATCCGATGCGCCTTTTCTTGCTTTTGTAAGATATTCCTTCCTTGCTTGATAGGCGTTATATGAATTCGAATACCGTTCTTTTAATTCGCCTCTCTTGGCGGGGTCGGTAACATCAATTTTTAAAGCCATTTCTACATCTTCAAAACCAACCTTTATCTTACCAGTGCCTATCTCAGACTCTACTGATTTTGTTATAGCACTCATCAAATCGCTCCTTAGCGTTTCATTGATTTGTTTTTGCTGCTCTAAGGCTTTCCGCCAATCCCCGAAAGCCTTAACCCTTTCTTCCAAAGGAGCAAACTTATTTTTCGCAACATACTGTGCTTCTTGTATTTGAGCTTCATTTTTAGAACTAAAATAGCCATAACTTATCTTAGTGTTCCCTAACTGATCCATTGCCGCATATGCCTCTTTTGCCTTCTGAATTATTTCATCCAACCCACTTAAGAAGCTGCTAAATTCCCCATTCCCTATGGAATAGAAGAACTGATCTACAGATTCTTTAGCTGCTTGCATAGTACTTGCAGTCATATCGCCTAAAACCTGGCTTGATTGCAACGTTTTATTGAAAGCTTCCCCGACTGTCATTGCTGCCCCCAAACCTCCGGCAAATTTAGCAACAGTCTCTCCGGCACCTGCCATAAAATCGCTAAAACGGCTTATCTCATTCTTTGATTTTTTCAAATTACCGTCAAATCCTTGTGTATTCAACAACAGTCTAACAATAGCGTCACTCATATTCAAATTTTTTAGCTCTTTGGCGAAGCTCATTAACTTCGTCCATATTTATTTCTATAGGTTCCCGATCTTCATCCCATGGGAAAGGCAACAAGGCATCAGGTGTAAGGTGATCTCTCGAATTTACCTGTACAACAGCGTACATCAACATTCGCGTTCGCTCCCACGCTTCTTGTTCTTTCCGGTTCATGCCTCTGATAAAAGCCGCACATTCGCTTAATGTCATACAGTCAAAAAAATATTCGGGCGAAAGCCCTCCCTTACCGACTACCTCTTCATATAGTTTTATGACACTTATCCCTTTTCGGTTTTCTTCGCTTTTTTTTTATCCGAATCATGCCCAGCCATTTTTCTTACCCTTTCATTTTCCGCTTCCAAAACAGAAACAAACTCTTGAAAAATAGAAGGATTATCGTCACATGCCTCAATCACCTCATTAAAACTCAAAGAGAAATCCTTGTTATTGGCAAGTAGCATAGAAAACAACAATATATAGTTATTTATAATCTTAGCACCAGAATACGGCTCTCCCTTCAGCTCTTCGTAGATAAATAAAGCGCGTAGAGTATATCTTAAGTTATACTCTACACCTTTGATAGTCACTGTTCTCATCATTCAACTTCCTTTTCGTTAACCTTTTCCTGAACTGATGGGACCACGGGCGATTTTAAAGCATAACCTCCTGCTCCGGTTTTCTTATCAAGTTTTCCCTGCCCTCTAAGACTAACCGTCATGGAAGAATTACTTCCCTTGGCATCCGTACGCTCCAACGTAGTAATCAATGCCTTGCCCGAATAGTATATTTGGCTCTGCTTGGTGGCAGGAGAACTCCATCCTTGTTCCGGAACCCCATCATTGCTCAGATTGGCGGGGATACCCAATACAACATCCACAGGTTCGCCGGCAATAAACTTATCATACATCGTATCAAAACTCTCTACTTCGGGATCTGCACTAACCAATGCTTCTGTCGATGCCTCCCATGACATTTTTGTAACAACACTCTCATCCCACATACCATCATCCTTGCTAGCCGCATCGGACGTTTCGGCTGATAAGGTTAGTTTATGGCTGGTGCTCAACGCTGTAGCCTTACCACCCATGAAGATCATAAAATCCTTACCATTCAATACTTTTGCTTTTGCCATATTACTATCAATTTATCGTTAAAAATCAATCGTTTTAAAATTCAAAGTCAGTCTTACCACGTATGCCGGTAAGTCTGCATCATAGTTTTTACTCCATGATTCCAAATTACACTCTGTCACTTCGAAGTCATCGTACCTTGCTAACTTGCCTTCCAGTACATAACGTGTCTTATTTGCCACAGTAACCGCCTCATTGTAGTTTTTCGCTACTATGGCAATATTGCAGCTCGCATTGTCTTCACATGTACCATCTTTCGTTGTCTCCGGTCCTGAACCGTAGTCCTCAAACATGATAAACGGATAATTGGAGCCTTCCGGGATAACTATCGGGTAGATCCGATCACCTACACTTTTTACAATTTCCGGATCTGCACTTAACTGTTTAACTATATGTTTACTTATCAATATGCTCATTTTCCTTCGCTTACTTCTGTTATTAACCGCACCACCCTGTCGGAAATCCTTTCAGACGCACGCCTCATCGATTCTTCAGCCACACCAAAAAAGTTCCTAGCCGCTATCGCTCCCCTATAGGCAGTACGATTGTTTTTGCTCCTGGACTTTTTAAAGGCATGTCTGCCTTCTGTTCCATCATTTATAAATCTCAGGATAAAAGCCCTGTCACGCCCACGATAAGAATTTATCCGGGCAGTATCCTTGCTGACCGACCGATTTCTCTTAATGCCTGACCTGCCACCTCGTGGCGGATTGTATTCCTTAACCGACTTCGCACTTCCCTTGCGGTTAAACAGGCTGACATTAGCACCTGTGGCGTTTTTGTAAACCATAGTTTTTACGCCTATCTTGGCGTTTCTTGGATCGGACTTCATGGCTCCTTTCGCTGCGGCAATCACGTCCTTTCGGGCTGGGGCAATTTCCTGCCTTATAATCTTACGGACATCCTTCTTTTTCACTACATTATCAAAAAGCATACGGTCAAGCATCCTCATTACCTCATCCCCATCAAATTGTAAGGCAACACCGGATTTTCTTGCACCATTTGCATTGTATAAGAGTCGTTTATTTAAACCCATAACCAAAGACTAATACCGGCTTGGATAAGCCGGTATTAATTATTACTAAGCCGGTATTAATTATTACTAAGCCGGTGTATTTTTATACAGCGCGAATGCTTCCTTGCGCAAGGTAGTGAGGCTCCAATCCGTATTAATCGTAAGCACCACAACATCCTTCTTCGATTTAGTATACGGATCTACGATTAATCTTACTTCTCCATGCTGATTCGCTGCCAAATAGCCGAAGCATCCAGCCGCAACATACTCCTCATTGGCTTTCTCTTTGCTCGACCCATAATTAATGTATTGTGTACAATATACCGGGTACCCACCGATCGTGTTGTTTTCAACGACCATCCTGCCACTTCCTGCGTCAATTGGAGTTGCTTCCAATGCAGCTTTCATTGCTTCACTCATGACAAAGCAAAAACCTACCATTTCCACTCCTGTTGTTGCTACCGCTCCCTTCATCGCGATTAGCTCCTTGTAAGTCGGCACAGCACCGGCGAACGCACCTGTAGCCTTCGCGCCTGCGAAGGGACCGTGAAGATCGCTTGTAAAATTCTGATGGGAGAAAGTTACACGATTTAGTGTCCTTCGCACTCCTGCCTGTAATTGACCTTGCACTAACGATACTAAATCTGTGTAATTATCAGTAATCGCCTGATTAGATATTTCCGTCGATATACCTAAGCGTACCCGCTTAGCCGCGATCTTGCTAAAATCTATAGTTTGGTCTGTTAAATCTTCTGTTTCCCCTTGGATTTCTGCTTCGATAGACCCCATTACAGGCCATTGGATATTCCCGCTTACCCCTGTCTGCACCGGAATACCGACCTTGTCAAAAATAAGCCCCATCTCCAAGGGAGGAAGGATATCCTTAATGGTTAATGGAATCATGCCACCGGCTTCAATAGAAGCTGTATTCAACCCTGTAAATTCACGCTCTAAAACGAAATCACCGGGTTTCCCTGCGCTCTTCACCGCTTGAAGGCACTCTCTAAGCAGTTGCTCCTTGCTTTTTTCTTCTCTTTTTTCTGACTTCTGCATGTTTGTCAGATCGAAATTCATCTGGATCTCGCGAGAATGTTTGTTAAAATCATTCTTTAGAGATTGATACTCAATGTTTTCATCGGGTGACAAGTCACGTTTTTCAGCCTTAGCCTTATCGATCAACTCATTCATGCGGATATTGACGGCCTCTCTCTTCTCCAATAGAGAATTTCTTTCCGCCAAAAGTTCCTGTACTGTTTTCTTTCCTGATTTCATAATTATAAAATATTACATGTGTTTAAAATAACTTCTCTCTCTATCCGGTCTATTTCCTCAACCTTCCTGCCAATAGTGGATACAGGCGTTCTTTCCCTTAACTTTATCCCGGTTGATTCTATCTCACGAGCGGTCACACTGGTTTGCGTATATGCCGGATCACTTGCTATAGTCATTTCAAAAACCACATCCAAGCGGTTAACATGACGCAATAAGATACCATCCTTATCCTTGGTGTACCTCACAGAGCTTGATTCATCCGACCAGTAAGTAAATGAGGAGCCGGCAAGATCGCCACGCTTTACCAACTCCAATGCCGTATTACCATCCGGGGTATCAGGAGCTGCAAATTCATACTTTACACCTGTCTCATCAACGCTTAATTTCAGAGAACCTTCGCCCATGTTCGATCGAGCCAACAGCCTCTCCCGATTGTGCCATAAGGTCATCTTGATATCCATACCCTTTAGATCCTCTTCCGTAATAGCACCGGGTTCTATAATTTCCCTATAATCCTCCCAGTAATCGACCAATAACCGGCTCTCTACCCCAAAAACTATCGCATACCCTTCTATTATCCTTTCATTAGGAGCCTCATCGGAGGCTTCTCTAATATGAGGTTGGAATCTGCCTCCAACCATGCATCTTATTTCCCTTTTTTGCTTGTTTTCCATCTTAATGCCTTTTTTAAATCATCCTATTAGTTCCTCTATAGGAGACCGCCCTATAGGAGACCGCCACATCAGCCCTTTTTATAATACTTTTGATACCCTGTTTCAGGTTACTCGATTTACTCATTTTCGTCCAAAACCGAAGCAACAATAGTAATGCTGCCATCTCTCCTGGAGCGATTAAGGCTATCTATCGCATAAGTCTTATCATCCCACCTTAAGCGGCATCTATCATGGATTATACTATTATTCCTCATTGTTACGGATACAGTTCGCGAAAGCCATGATTCGCCCATAGTTAATACATTCGCGCCCCTTTGAAAATGGACAGCAGCCCAAACGGTAGCCTTCTTTGTGAATTCAACCACCTGTTCTCCCATATCGCCTCTTGTAACGATAGGCACCATTATATCTACTCTTTCTGTCAAACTTCCTGCGGTCAACATATTCTATTCTCTATCTGAAAGTTTTACAAATGGCTTTACCAACACGGACACGGAAAAAGGAACGGGGTTTTGAGACACAGCTGCAACAGGTTCTCGGTTCCGGTGAAAATGTGCCGCCAACATCAATATCGCTAATTTTAATCTGACGGGGAAACCACGCCCCTCCCATACCGAAAGCTCTTCATAAGATCTTCGCGTCATGTCAATGACAACATCTTCCGCTGCAATACCATATGTTGTAATGATATCATCCTCATCCCCGAAATCCTCATGCATCTGCAATTTGAGTTCTTCCAATGTCACTACTCTTAACTCATCATTCATCATCATCTTCTTCCTCCTTTTTTTTCACATCGCTCGTCTGTATCGTATTACTACCCTCCTTGCTTAACTTAGCACTGCCTAAAACAGCAAGATTTGTGCTTAAATAAACTTCGTCACCCTTCTCTACAGGCTCCTTGTCATTCTCTCTTCTTATATCATTAACGGTTGCTTGGCCCGTCCCCAGTCGTGACAGGTTGGCCTTGCCTCTGCTGTCGACATCCAAGGCATAGAGGCTGGAAAGGTTAAACGAAAATTTATAATCCATATATGTATTTACACTCAGCATTTTAGCGGTAAATTCTCTCTCTATTTCTGTGATTATGGGCTGCAATGCCTCTGTATAAAAACCCACATTCGACATTTCAACGCTCTTGTAGTTGGCATTAGTATCATCCATCAGTTTGCTTGGAGGTACATTAAAGGCTCTTGCTATATCACGGAGATTCAGCTTCACCATTTCCAAAAATTGCATATCGGAAGATGACATACTGATTGGAGTCAGGGTGCCATCACCCCTTACAACCAAAATGTCTTCACCCTTGTTGATGTCCTCCTGTAGATCCTGGCCTTGTTTATCAAGCTCTTTATCCTGATATTCACCGAATCCCTTCACGCTGGTATTGTTTTGCAGGATTGCCTTTAGCCGCCCTCCTGTGGCAAACCTCTTCAGGGTTTCATTATTGGCAGTTGTGGCTATACTTAATGTATCCTTGATATAGGATACCGTAGACCTACCCATATAACCTCCATCCATGCACATGTTCTTAAAATGGAGGATTTCCGATGCCGGGAATGTCCCGCTTATACCGTTAACCAAGTCACTTACCGTGTAGGTATTGGAGTAGACATCATACACAACAGAACCGGGGGAACATAAAAAAAGAGACTCCACCTCTCCGGTAACAGCCCTCTTAGGATATATATACGCATTACCCTTAAGCAGCATCATTGCAACGAGATATTTCATCATTGTAAATGAATTCATTCTGTCGTTCGGGCGAACACTCAATAGATAATTTACCCTTGCACCATACCCATTGTCGTAGATTTTAAAATAATTTTTAGCCCTATCACGCCTCTTATATTGCAGCGTAAGGGTAGCTACGGCACCGGATATAAGATTCACAGCCCTATATACGGCTGCAATACGCATTGCCGATTCATCTGTGTTGGCATAAATTATATTACTCTTAAAATTGCCGGTCGATACCGTAGTATTCTTCCCGGATGCCGTTTTTGCTTCTCGTTTGAAAAATCTGAAAAAGTTATCCATCGGTTTATCGAGCCTGTTTTAATATTATGACCACGGCTCATATACCCACGAATTAGCTGTAATAGGTTACTTTATTGCTCATAGTTATTAAACAGCCAAAACGTCATTAAAGTAGCAATAGCCCCATCAATCTTCAAATTTTCCTTTCTTTTCAAAGGTTTTTTATTACCCATCCTGTCTTCATCGAGATAGCAATTTCCAAAACAGTAGGATAATATAGGATTATTCGCCAAAGCGACTTTTGGCGGATTGGATTTTGCCGCCATCTCAAACGTTTCTACGGGCGAGGTAAATGCCCCATACGTCTGAGGGACTGCACGCAAAATCCTACTCGGATCTGTACCGGTAGACGATATCGCAGCCGATAATGCATTCACTACCTCCTGGCTCTTGTATGCGTCATATCCTATCTGGCAGATACATAGCGACCTGTTACGCTTTAACACGTCTTCCACTATCATGGAATCACTTATAACAGCTCCCGGGCAAATCTTCAGATAGCCGGCATCCCTCCAATATTTGTACAACTCTTTGTTCGGATGGGTTTCCAAGGTTTCTTCCGGAATATAGCAATCAAGCCACACGAAGAATTTACGCAATTTCCTGCTATATATATTATAAGCGACAACGGAGAAGTCATCACTTACAGAAAGGTCCATAGCGACCATAGTTTCCGGCCGGCCATCTATTGAGTCAAGATCCAAATTAACGGAAAGGGAACGTGCTAAATTTTGGGAAATCCAAGTTTTTATACCTCCTGACACGAATATATTCAAAAGCTTCGTCTTAAACTCTATCATCGCCTCTGCATCACGTTGGGCCTTAGCCCATCTTTGGGTATAATAACTTTCCTGGACTGTAATACCGATATGAGGATTGCACTTCTTCCACACAGCGGGGCACCCCATGCTTTCTTCATCCATCTCCCACGCATCGGGCTGGAAGATGCTGGCAAATTGAGAATCATCATTATACTCACCCAACAATACCTTCTTCGCATTCTCCAGCTCCAATGCAAATGGACCATCCTCCACGCGGCTTGCGGTTGTAATTATGATCGTCAGAGGTTCACGTCTTGCACCCATAGATGATGTAAGGACCTGTAGCAATTCAGCACCATCCGAATGATCCTTCACATACTTCGCCTGAGCATATTCATCGAATATTACCAATGAGGCATTCAATCCGTCCTTGGTATCACCACCACCCGTCAAGCACTCCACAAACGATTCTCTTTCAAATTTATTCGGTTTCCAATTCAAAGTCTCCCGTGTCGCTTTAAAGTATTTCTTTTTCGGGTCCAACTGCCTGATTATCTTCGATATTTCCCCGAAGCAGATCTTCGCCTGCTTGTAAGAGTTTGCAGCGGTATAAGCCTGCGCATTCACATCGCCAAACAACATCTCATTAACAGCCAATGATGCCGTGCTTGTAGTTTTCGAGAACTTTCTTGGCACAAAAAGTATCGCTTCGCGAACCAACCGCCGCAGTTCGTATTTTCTCTGGTCAAGCACGCGCTGATATTTACCTTCCAAATCATCCGGCTTCCCTGTTGCATCCCCCACATCTTCCCAATGGTAAAATCCTAATATCGAAGCAAATTGAAAGTACTGTATCGGAGTCAACTTATAACATCTTCGCCCATCCATCCCGGAGAATTTCAGCGACTCATACAATTTCACGAACCGCTTGACTTTAGAAGGACGGAAAACGTAATTATCCATCAACCGAAAGAACTTTAACAAGGCTAATATCTCATATAAATTATGATTTTCAGGGGAATTACACACTTGGGAAACATAAGTATGCAACCTCAGATCTATAGAATCAAGTTGATAACTCTCAATGTCTATACTGAGCAGCTTATCAACGAACCCTTGTTTAAAATCCTTCGCAGTTACGTTCTCATTCATCATTAATCATCTTCCTTATTAAGATGCTCCATTAGTCTTGACAACGGATCATCTTCCTTTATCTTGCCGGCTTCACCGCCCGGTTGAATCTCTTGATTCATCATCAACGATCTTAGATCTTTCCTAACCCTATCGGCATATCTCGCCATCAAAATGAACACCGGGTTTTCCTTCACCCGGTCACAATTTTCCCTACTTTTTTCAATAACAGTTAAAGTAGTTTCTTCCTTAAGAGCCTCATCGCGAATCCTACGAAAAACCAAAAGATCAGAAGCAAGTAGTTCTATCTGATAGCTCATTTCTTTTGAGTATTTATCCCGCTCCTGGAGAATGCCCCTTATATACCTTTTTAAACTATCGATTTCGTTATTCGCTTTTTTTTTAGCCATATAGTTAAATATTTTAAGACTACCTACTTTTGCTGATTCCGACCCGTCTTTTTGCAATCCCTATTTTACCCCCACAGAAAAAACGCAGAATCCTAAAAATCTCTCTGGGTAGGAGTAGAGGATTTGAGAAAAGTAGGGGCTTTAAAAAAAACTCCCCCCCCCCTCGGTCATTCAAAATATTTTTTTGCAAATCGTTCTGCGTCCTTCC